GGCGCAAAAAAACCGGCTCGATTCCACGCCGGACGATCGCCCGCAGCAGCCAGCGCAGGTTGTACCCGGCCGCGCACAGCACCGCGTGCAGGGCATCGCCGCGGGCGCCCCGCAACCAGCAGCGGTTCATCCGGTGATCGCTCTTGGCATGGCCGATCAGCGGTTCGATCGCCTGCCGGCGCTTGAGCCAGCGGCGTTGCTTCACGGTCAGTGACTTGTACTTGCCACGGTGGATGATCTCGCAGCCGGGGTTGTCGGCATCGACACCGCGAAAACCCAGATCGACAATCACCTCCCGCGGCTGCACACCCAGGTCTTCGAGCAGGATCGTGGTCTGCTCCAACTGCTCGCGCAGCAGGTGGCCGTCGTAGGGATTGCCCGGAAACGTCCGCGCGCCCACCATCAACCCCTGCCGGTGGGTCACCACGATGCCGGCCTTGACCCCGAACTCGTAGGGTTGTCGCGCCTTGCCCTTGCCGATGCACTCGACCTCCGGGGCGTGCAGGGCGTACAGCTTGTTCTTGTCCTTCGGGCGCTGGGCGCGAATCCGCTCGGCCCGTTCGCGCAGCGTGTCCAGCCGCGCCAACACCCCCGCCGAGGCGTCGGTGATGCCGGCCCGCTTGCGGGCCAGCTCGCGCAGCACGATGCCGAGAATCGTGCGCTGGCGCTTGAGCACCCGCCGCAGCCGCCGGAACTGCCGGGCGTGGGCATAGCCGCCGGCCTTGCGCCGCAGCGTCTTGCCCTCTTTGGCATGGGACTGCTTCAGGCCGATTCCGGCCGCCTTGGCCGCCTTCACCACCTGGTAGCGGGCGATCTCCAGCAGCCGGCTATCCGTGGGATAGGCCATCGCCTTCTCCTGCACCGTGGTGTCCACGATCACCCGCTCGAACTCGCACGGGCGCACGGCTTTGGTCTCGACCGCCACATCGATCGTCGCCTTCAGCAGCTCCTCCACCCCGGCCTCGCCGATCGCCGTGCGAAAGCGCCCGATCTGGGTCGCATCGCACGGCAGCCTGGGCGTGTAGTACACCTGGCCGCTGAAAAACTGCCACACCACATTCTCCGACCAGCGCTCGACCACCGCTTCGTCGCTCAGGTTGTAGGCGTGCTTGAGATACAGCAGGCTCAGCATCAGCCGCATCGGCAACCGCGAGCGGCCCGCCACCGCCACGCCTGCGCCGATCACCTGTTCGTGGACGCCGAACAGATCCGCCACTTCGCGCCGCGTCCCGGGCCGGTCGGTGCGCGCGAAGCACGGCGCCAGCGCCGCTTCCAGTCGCGTCCAGGGCAGCCGCGTGGCCAGTACCGCCAGCGGGTGGCGAAGGTCGATCATCTGGTCCAGACGGGTTCGGAACAAATCCGCTGTGCTCATGCGCGAAAACTCCCAGAAAACGCAACCGATGGCGCTAATTCTCGGGGGATCGGCGGGATTTGCCAAGCCCCGCAGAGCGTTGTGCTAGGCGGCTCGGCGGGGTTTTGCAGGGCCGACTAAATAAACAGGCTGTCTGTTACTCCTGCTTATCTGGATCAACAGACCGTTTCTTCGACCCGATGTTCACGACCACACCACCATCGTCTTCGTTGCCAGCATCTGTTAGCTTGTTGAACTCATAAGAGCGCGGGGAATCCACAGGCAACGCATCGGAAGAATCCACCCATGCGGATGTAATCCCGTCTGTGACAAGAAATATCAGGCTGCCATCCGCCGAGTATTCTGCGGCGATTGCATTCTTAACCACCGCAAAAAAGTGGATGGTATCTTCGCCAGGAATGATTAGAATATCAGAGCCATCTGCATGTTGAAAACTTGCCATTAGTCCATATCCTTTATGTTTGGATTGCCGAAAGAATCAAAGGCTCGGGCATTTTCCGAATCCTCTTCATATTCGTCAAAGAATGCAACCTCAGTAACATCCCATAGGATTCTACTGGCCTTGTCTATTTCCGCAGAAATGTGAGCATGTGATATTTCAAGGGCATCATCTTCTGCCCATTGCATATCCTGTATTAGTCCATGCAATATATTGAGTGCCGCTTCAATTGCTACCTCACACCGGCTCAGCCGGCTGTCTTCTCCATTTAGTGTGCTCATTATGTGTATCTCCTCATTACATAATCGTGCTCCAACAGTTCAAATTTATCAAATCCTCCTTCCCATACATTGTGTAGAATGGTTATACAATTTCTCCACATGTGTGCAGTGTTGGCGTTCCAGTCGTATAACATTTCTGGATGAGTGAAACATCCACAGGACAGTCCGAAGGTAACCGTCCCATCCGCACAGACCATCTGCTTCAAGTCATACGTGTGCGTGTGTCCTTGTATAGAGGAGCCTAGGTTCTTCCTGATGAGGGAGTTACCAATGTTTTCTCCTGAAATGGGTTGCCCTTTTACGCCACTTGAAAAGTAGTGTGAAAACAAAACACCATTCAACATTCCCACTTCCTTGAAAGGTACAATCACATTCCAGTATTTCTCATAGTTCAGGTCTTTGACCCCTATCATCCCTTCTAGTTCTGGATGAATACTTATGGCTGTGTTTATCCTTCCTTGGTCATGATTGCCTAAACAATGTACTGTGAATAGAGAAAACTTTCTCTTTCTTAAAGAAGCCCGCTTCTTGTTATAGGCATCTATCGGCTTAAACAGCCGCCGCTGTGCATCATGTGCAGCTTGGATGTCCTTCTTATATCTCCTTCCCTCAAACTCAAGACGGCCCCTATCATAGCTGGACAGGGAAGGCATGTCTGCAAAGTCTCCTATATTCAATATACATGTTGCTTGTTCCTCCAGCAACAGGTTGCCGAGTGCTTCATATCGATCATTGTCGAAATCAGGATGTGCATGACTATCCGGCAAGATGACTATCTTGTTAGTGGACGGTAATGTCTGTTGAACGACGATTGGTCGGTTCATCAGACGTGGGTTCACTTTCTTCTGCGTCGGCACCATATTGTTTTGATCCTTTTCCGTTACCTTTCCCGACACTGGATCGCCGTCTATTCGGGGAAGTGGAGGTGGGTTTCTTAGCTCCAAGTATCTCTAGCATGGTAGCTCCAGATGCCTGATCTTGTATGCTTACCGGTGAAACATCCAATATCTGTGTAGCAAAACCTGTCAGAATATACACCAATTGGAAACTTGCCGGGGCATCGATTACGGCTATACCAGAGGAATCCACGGGACCACTAATGTCATATCGTGTTCGCACAACGATATTGCCCGTGCCTTTCTCAAGCCCTACTACAAGCGCGGCTATTGAATCAAGCTCTTCAAAGAGAGCATCAATATCTCTTTGCTGTTTATCTTTCATCAAAATCTCCTTTGCCTCGACTTCCCATAAGTTGTATAATCTCAAGTACAAATACGATAGGCCATACAAGAGCGTGCAATAGTATAGTCCTGTGTCGGATTACTTTATCACCTGGAGAATATCCCACTACCCATACCACAATACCACCTACAACATATATGATTAGCAGTGTAACCAGCATAATGATGCTCTCATTATTTCTTCATCCATTCTTCGGGCACTGTACCCTCCAGACTTACTGCTGATGGAATACCATACTTGTGTGCCCATTGTGTGTACCGTAAGCTTCTTGCTCCTTTACCAATCTTGTTGTCTCGCATGAACAATAAATGGATATCCAAATGAGGATTCTGCTTCTTCACCAATAGCATTTTTGTTCGATCTTCTCTTGTGAAACGCCCCTTTGTTTCTATATACACACCATTTGCCAATACGAAATCAGGTATGTAGGTTCTGCTTTGCTCAGGGATCGTATACTTTACGCCTTTTGTTTCATATCCAAACTTGATCCCTTTGCTTTCCAAGTATTTGGAAACTTTCTTTTCAAATCCACTCCTGAATTTTTTTATCCCTTTGTTACTTTTTACGGTACGGGACATGTTCTTTCCATGTAGTGGAAGGCGTTCTCAGTATCCACAATAGAGAGGCCACCTCATCGAAAGCCTTCTCATATTCAGAATCACCGTAGAACTCTCTATATTTCTCACGTACAATATCATCCACTTTCCGCATATCTTCTTTATGTGGATTCAATAATTTGTGGGCAGTCTTGGGGCCTATTCCCCGGATGCCGGGAATGTTATCCGACACATCACCAACAAGCATCTGCGTGTAGAAATTATAGTTGGCATCTTCAAGGGATACATCATAATAAATATCCTTGACCCAGTTATAGTGATATCCCGGTATAGTATCCAGATCCTTATCAATGGATACGATGCAGGTACTTTTATCTGGGTGGCTGTATTGCTCAATGCCCAACGCATCGTCCGCTTCTATGCCATCTGTTATGGTGGCACCATGCACATCTACCAAATATTCCCGGATAGCTTCATAGTGTTCCGGCTTCCTTTCCGATCTCGTCCCTTTGTAAGGTTTGAGAGTAGCCAAATGATACCTGAAGTTGCTTGATCCGCTCAGGTAGGAACGATAGTCCTGCACACCAAGTTTTCCCAGTGCTGAATGGATCGTTTGCTTAACAGAATGCAGCGCAAACTCAACCGGTTCTCCCTCTGGGCAGGCGAATCCTATCCGGTAGCAAATGATGTCAGCATCTATTAAGGCGGTTTTTAGCATGGTGTCATTTGTTATCTAGTTATCCAGATTATTTACGTAGATA